GACAGAGGTCCAGAGGTTATGGCTCAGACCACTAAGAGTGGTACAAAAGATGTGTTAGCTAATGGTAATGAAATCATTAAGACAGCAAATCATTTTGTAATTATACTTGGAGATAGACCAGAAAAGGCTTTGATGTCTTTGAAAACTACTCAGTTAAAAACTAGTAGAGGTTGGAACTCACTGATGGATAATGAAATGGTTATTTCAAAAACATCAGGTAAGTCTATACCAGCTCCTGCGTTTTCTAGAGTTTATAAAATAAACTCAGTAGAGAATACAGGTAATTTCACTTGGCATGGAATGACGGTTAATCTATTACAACCAGTAGACAATGCAGAAATCTATAGCATGGCTAAAGATTTTAATTTAGCATTACATAAAAGTAATGTTGCAGCTGCTTCAGTAGAACCTAGTCAACCAGAAGTAAAATCTAATTACTAGATTTCTTGAAAGAGAATAGGGGCAGTGAAGGGAGACTGGAACTGTCCCGACCCGGGATCATTATGGTAGACGAATTTATAAAGTTATTTACTGGCTATAGAGGAGATTTTGGCATAGCGGATATGTCTAGGACTTCTTTAGATACTGACAAAAATAAAATTAAACCTAATTACGAATGGGCAGGTAGACCCTTATCTATCAATGATTACAGAGATCATTTACAAGGAAAAATATCAATAGGAGTACAACCATGTACTTTAAATAAAACAGCACAGTTTGGTTGTATAGATGTAGACCCACCTAACTATGGTGAGTTTAAAATAGATAAATATCTAGCATTATTTCAACAATACAAATTACCTTTAATTCCAATACTTTCTAAAAGTGGTGGATTACATTGTTATATATTTTTAAAAGAACCTATACCTGCAATAGATTTAATAGATGCACTAAAGGCTTTTCTCCTCCCACTAGGCTTAAAACCCGCCACAGAAATTTTTCCTAAACAGAAAGAATTAAAGGAAGACGAAAAAGGAGACACAAAACCAGGAAACTTTATTAACTTACCTTACTATAACAATGGTGAATCGACTCGGTATGCATTAGATAAAGACAATTCTAAACTTAGTTTAGAATCTTTTATTAAAGTTGCAGAAGAATCTAGAATAGGTAAACAAGAATTAGAAAAACTTGTAGAAGAAACTCACGCAAATATTTTAAAAGGTGCTGACCCAGAATTTGATGATGGTCCACCATGTTTAGCTTTATGTTCTAAAACTAAATTAGATGATGGTAGAGACAGGTTTATGTATAACTACATGGTCTTTGCTAAAAAGAAATACAAAGATAAATGGCCAGACCAAGTATCTAAAGCAAACTATAGTTACTTAGAAGACCCTTGGGATAAAACTAAACTAGATTCTAAGATAGCTGCATGGAGAAAAGATACTGCAGGACATACTTGTTATGAAGAACCTATTAAAGATAAATGTATGCGAGGTCTTTGTTACTCCAGGCCTTTTGGTGTTTCTTCTGATGGTATTTCTGTATTCCCAGACATAACTGATTTTCAGATTATAAAATATGTAGAACCAGAATACAGATTTCAAGTAGTAATGCCTAGCGATGATAAGGTAGAAGTAGTTGTGGCTAATACAAAATTAATGACTACACAAAAAGAAGTTTTAAATTTAATCTGGGAACAGACAGGAGTTTACTTTGAACCTCTTAAACCAAAAGATTATAGAGCAAAATTAAATGAATGGAGAAATGGTTGTGAAACAATTTATCCACCTAAAGGAACACAAATAGCTGACAGATTAAAAGATGAACTATATCAATACTGTATCAACGGACCACAAGCTAAACAAAAAAATCAAATTAAAAATGGTGCTTGTTTTACAGACAAGGGTAATCATTACTTTAAATTTACATCATTCATTCAGCATCTAGGTACTCATTGGAAAATTCCAGAAGAAAGAATTGCAAGACAATTAGAAAAAGATTGCAAGGTAGAGTTTAACCATTCTTTAAATGTTGAAGGAAAAACATTAAAGGTTTGTAGAATTGCACAGTTACAAATGGATCAAATAGAATATAAACCAGTAGAAAGAAAAGAGAGCAATTACTAATGGCAAAATATAAAGTTATAGGTCCTCCAGGTACAGGTAAAACTAGGAAACTATTAAACACTGTACAAAAATATATAGATGAGGGAACACCTCTAAAACAAATAGGCTATTTTGCTTTTACAAGAAAGGCAGCTAACGAAGCTAAGGAAAGATTTTTAAGTGACAACATAGGGTTAACTAAAAAAGACATACCTTATTTTCAAACTTTACACTCACTAGCTTTTAACGAATTAGGTTTAAAAGAAGAAAATGTAATGCAAGAAGAACATTATAAAAAAATAGGTGAGTCCTGTGGTATCCAAATAAAATATGCCAAGCATGAGACCAATCAATGGAATGGAATTTTTTCTTCAGACAGTGAGTATTTAAGTTTAATAAATTTAGCAAAAGTTAAACAAATAGAACCTTTAGATCAGTTTGATTTAAACCAACACCTATCTAAAATAGATAGGTATAAATTAAATGCTATAGCAAAAGAAATTACAAGCTATAAAAAAATTTATGGTCTAATAGATTTTAATGACATGTTACAGAATTTTTTAAAAACAGAAACTTCTCCAGAATTAAAAGTTATTTTTATAGATGAAGCACAGGATCTTTCTTTAATACAATGGTCTATGATAGAAAAAATTGAGAAGGATACTCAGTGTGATGTATGGATTGCAGGAGATGATGACCAAGCTATCTTTGGATGGGCAGGTGCAGATGTAAATTCATTTATTAAATGGCCAGGTAAAGAAATACTTTTGACAAAATCACAACGGGTACCAATTGATGTACAAACAAAAGCTTTGGATGTTATTTCAAGAGTAGGTATAAATAGAATACAGAAAGATTATTTACCTAAAGAAGGTAGAGGAGAGATTATAGAAAGGTTTAAACTATTAGATATTATAACAGACATGGAAAAAAGTGACTGGCTAATACTTACTAGAACTAACTCTCTTCTTAAACCCATACTACCTCTTTTAAAAAGACACGGTTTATTTTTTGAAACAGCACAAGGAAACAGTATTGGTAAATCATTAAACGAAGACATTGGTTATTGGAATCAAATGAGAGAAGGAAAAGAAATTGCAGAAATACAATTACAAAGAATAAAAGAAAGAATGCATGAAGTAGATACTACACTACCATGGCAAAAAGCTTTTACTAGAGTATCTCCAACTCAAATAGACTACATGGATTCAATGTTGGTTAATGGAGAAGACTTAACTCAAACACCTAGAATAAGAGTCTCTACTATACATGGTGCTAAGGGGGGTGAGGCCACTAACGTGGTGTTATTTTTAAATCAAACAACAAACACAATGGCAGGATCTAAAAAATCCTCTGAGAAACAAGACGAAGAGTATAGGGTTTGGTATGTAGGAATTACAAGAACCATAAAAAACCTTTACTTAATCAAAGCAAACAACAAATCAAAGGAGTTTAAAATATAATGGCTTATTTAAATGCAGACATACCACCAATTTATTGTAAAATAAGAAAAGAATACTTGTATGATCTTAAAGAACATCACGGGGAAAGTGAAGACTGTTGTATCTTTGGATTTGCATCCATAACCGACAGAGCTCTATTGTTTCATGTTATGTTACCAAATGGTGCATGTTTTTGGAGACTACCTATTTCTGCTTTTTTTCAAGAAAAATTTGAAGTAAAAGATGTAGAAAGCCCTGCTATAGACCAGGTGCAATTATGGAATTGCTTTAGTTATTACCCTAGTGTACACTGTTTTAGTTTTTTAAGAGGAAAACGAGGAAAGTATTTTGGAAAAGATAAGAAAGATTATCCAGGAGAATATTTATTCACCATTGATTGGGGACATCCAGAAAGTAATATTTTGGATACAGAGCATTCTGAAATTCCTCAAGAACATAAATGTGCACACATACTTGCGTTGGATAGTGGAAACTATGCAGCACAACCCAATAATCGTATTCTTTGGGATGCTCCTAATTACGTTACTGATGGTAGTGTACCAGATTATTCTGTCCAAAATACTTATTGGAATGTAGAAAATAAAGATTGGTTAACAGAAGACTCTAACAAAATGTTTTACACGACAGAGGATAAAAAATAATGAAACCACTTATATTTAAGGCACAAACGGAATGGGTAAAACCAACAGAGTTTCCAGATCTAAGACAAGCTGAAACAATTGCTATTGACTTAGAGACATGTGATCCCGATTTAAAAACAATGGGATCAGGTGCAGTTGTAAACCGTGGTAAGGTTGTAGGCATTGCTGTAGCTACAGATGGTTACTCTGGTTACTTTCCGTTTGATCACGAAGGTGGGGGTAACCTTGAAAAAACTAAAGTAATTCAATGGTTTACAGATCTTTGTGAGTGTTCTGCTACAAAAGTTTTTCACAATGCAATGTACGATGTGTGTTGGATTAGATCTATGGGAATTAAAATTAATGGACAAATTGTAGACACAATGATTGCAGCATCATTAGTAAATGAAAATAGATTTAGGTTTGATCTAAATAGTTTAGGTTGGGATTATTGTGGCCAGGGAAAAAATGAAACAGAATTAAATCAGGTAGCAAAAGAATGGGGACTAGATCCCAAAGCCGACATGTGGAAGTTACCTTCTATGTATGTTGGTAACTACGCTGAACGTGATGCAGAACTTACATTAAATTTATGGAAAGTAATGCAAAAGGAACTAATTGACCAGGACCTAGGATCTATTTTTGAATTAGAGACAGATTTATTTCCTTGCCTGGTTGATATGAAATTTAAAGGCGTGCGTGTAGACGTTCAAGCAGCTCATAAACTGAAGCAACAATTAGCATCACAAGAAGAAACATTACTCCAAAAAGTAAAAACAGAGACAGGCATAGAACCTCAAATATGGGCAGCAAGAAGCATTGCCAAAGTTTTTGATAAACTTGGTTTAGATTATGAAAGGACTTTAAAAACACAAGCGCCTTCATTTACTAAAAATTTTCTTTCGACTCATAAACATCCTATAGTTAACATTATAGCAAAAGCCAGAGAAATCAACAAAGCACACACAACTTTTATAGACACTATTATAAAACATGAACACAACGGTCGTATTCATGCTGATATAAATCAAATTAGATCTGATAGTGGGGGAACAGTAACTGGAAGATTTTCATACTCTAACCCGAATCTACAACAAATTCCTGCTCGCAACAAAGACTTAGGTCCAATGATCCGATCCCTCTTTATACCTGAGACTGGTTGCGAATGGGGGTGTTTTGATTACTCACAACAAGAACCTAGATTAGTAGTTCACTACGCATCCCTAGATCAAGACTCAAGCGTCTTTAATGTTAAAGATGCTTACGACGATGGTAATGCAGATTTTCATACAATCGTAGCACAGATGGCAGACATACCAAGAGATCAAGCTAAGACAATTAACCTTGGATTATTTTATGGTATGGGTAAAGCTAAACTTCAAGCAGAGTTAGGTGTATCAAAAGATAAGGCAGAAGAATTATTTTCTATTTACCATGAAAGGGTTCCGTTTGTTAAATCTTTAACAAGATCTGTATCTAACAGAGCTCAACAACGAGGACAGATTAGAACTTTACTAGGTAGATTATGTAGATTTCATTTATGGGAACCCAATAGTTTTGGTATGCATAAAGCTTTACCCTTTGATCAAGCTGTCCAGGAACATGGTCCAGGCATCAAGCGAGCTTATACTTACAAAGCTTTGAATAAATTAATTCAAGGCAGTGCAGCAGATATGACAAAAAAATGTATGTTAGAACTATATAAAGAAGGTATTGTAGCACACATACAAGTCCACGATGAACTTGATATTTCTGTAGAAAATGATAAACAAGCTAAAAAGATTGTAGAAATAATGGAATCTGCAGTTGACTTAGAGATACCTAACAAGGTAGACTATGAAAAGGGTAAAAATTGGGGTGATATACATTAGGGGGATATATGGATAAGATTAAAAAAATAGTAAATCATTTTGCTACGGAACATAAAATTG